TGGGGCTTCAGTATATTCTTCAACATTGTAATTTTCATCATTGGCTAGTGCTTCAAGAAAAGAAGCTTTGTCAAATATCATAGCAAATTCTTTCATAACGGCATCAGCTTCGGGAGTTTCAGTATTTGTAGGTTCACCTGCCATCTCACGAATGGCATTTGAAAGAGCACGACTATCCTTTTGTCGGCTCTTTGTTTCTTCCTTAAAATGATTCCAAAACTCATCAAAATTAATACCTTGTTTTCCAGGAATATATGAAATTTCAGCAGTACTTTCTTTCAAATTATAAGAAACTCTATAACAATTGAATCGATAATGTTCAACTGACAATGCAGGGACCTCTTCAACAGGGACACCTAGAGCTTTGGCAGCAGCAAATTTATCATATTGGTAATAAGGAGACCCATCTTTATTTACACCTAAAGGTACTCCAAATTTGGGATCAATCGTTACGTCAGCCCAGATATGAAAACGCCTATATACAGCACCAGGGTCAACCAAGCTAACAATTTCTGGTCGTTCCTGATTGGATGAAGCAATAATAAATTCTGAATTAAAATATGACACTCCTTTTGAAGCAAGAGCAGCCATGTGCAAAGGATATGGTTGATTGTTCACCATATATTCCAATTCCGCATATTCTACAACAGGTTTATTCAATGAATCTTTCAAATTTCCAAAGTCATCTAAGATAAGAATGGGTTGGCCAGTGTAACCTTCCCAATGATCATTTCCGGATTTTCTAACAAATGAACTATTAATATATGAAACTTTTCCTTTAAAATTATCTTTATACAATTTAGCTTTCAACATTTCCGTTACAACACTCTTACCAACACCTGGTCTGCCATACAAATAAACAGTTACGGGTACATCTCGCATACTGATGCATCTTGCAGGACAATTTGCAGCCATGTCTACTTGTTTAGCAATACGTCTTTGTAGAGTCAAAATAACATTGGAATTTGGTCGCGAATGGGCTTTAGCAGCTTGAAGAGCGTATTCATTCAATTCATGATTAACAGTTAAAATTTGACCGGCAATATCTGCAGATCCATCAATCAAAGGTTTTTCCAATTTTTCAATTAATCTAACAGCAGCATAGAGATTTTCCAATTTAGGATATTGTAACATAAATTCATATTCTTCAAGTGAGAGACCATATACAGTTTGATAATAAATTTGAGACATATAATCCATAGCCCAGGTAAATAGATCCTTCATGGCTTTGAAACCACTGGCAGCACGTCCAACATTGGTAAAGTGCTTAATCATTTCTCCAGGACTAGGAATTGATCCGGCACATAATAATGAAAAGATACCACAACAAAATGACAAAATACCAGCAAATGGAAGAAGTTCTGTACTTTGTGTGGCTTGGTACATAAGATCAGATACAAAACTTTGAGCAACATGTTCGGTTCTAGATCCAGATTTAAAGGAAATATCAGCTTCGGAAAAATTTGGTACTAAGGACATAAGATCAGTCAAGGTTACACCAAGGAGACGTGCAAGATTAGCAGCATGTATAGGGAGGAAAAACAAACTCTTATTACGAATACTTTCTAAAACTGCAGCAAGGGAAAGGCAAACATTTATCAAATCAATATCTTTAGGCAATTTAAAGAGTTCTTTAAAACTGTCCATGGCATCAGTGACCATGCCAAGGACCTTTTGAATCATTTCAATAGTTGGATTTAGTTGGTCAATAGCTCTAGTTACTTTGGATCCATTAACTACAGCAGCAGCAGTAGTTCCAGCTCCAGGAATAGCAATATTTAAAGCAGCATAAGAAATGGATTTAGCAGTTTCAGCTAATACAGTAGGGTTAGAACAAGCACCGGTCACATCTGATTTAAGTTTATTTGCAGCATCTTTAACAATTTCAGTGGCACCTTGTGCGTATTTACAACGTTCTTTGCGCGCTTTGGATCTAGCACGCTTTTCCAATTCAATTTGTCGTTGGATAAAAGCTTTCTGTTTCTTCTTATCGTGTTTCAGAGAATGAATTTCTTTGTTCAATTTGCGATTATCTACATAAATAACTTTATTCAATTGCGCCAGAAGGGCTTCATTTTGTTCTTTCAATTCTTGAAGTTCTTGTTCAGTAGGTCCAGGATTCTCTTCAATATCTCCAGATAATTTGAGCAAATGTCTGGTATTTACA